CTTCATAGAAGCATCTTGGGTTGCAAATCCAGCCTTTAAAGGGGCTGTTCTTCGTAACATTCTTTCAGCGGAAGAGATTAAAACTGTAGAAGATAAGATGCATATGGCGTTTAATCTTTCGTTTCCAACCCCGATTCCAAACGCCATGGCTAAAGCTGCTTATTGTAAATTTGCGGAAGGTGAATCTTTTTGTAAATCAGCGGAAGGTGACTTTATTCCAAATGATGAAAATGTGAGCAAAGATGAAAGTTTGCCGGAAACTGAAAAAACTAAAGATCCTATCCAAAAAGCTGTTTCGGATTTAACCGATACTTTGCGTGAACAAGTTTTAAAGAGGGTTCGAGATGAAATTGGGCAACTTGAGGTAGATGCTGTCCGTGCCGCAAACCCAAACAAACAGAATGAAAGTTTGATTAAATCGGCCATGCAGTACCCGGAATGGCGCAAAGTAGCCAAATTAGTAATTTCTTTTATTGGAAAAGCTCAGGCTAGAAGGGTTCTTTACGGTTTAATTCTCTATAAGCATGGCGGTTGGTCTTCGATAAAAAAAGCTAAATTCACAGGAAAAGAGATTTTAACCGTATCTAGAATGCTTGATTTAATGACTAAGAAGTCTTCAATGGCCGGTGAAACAAGAGTTTATAGGACTGTCCTAGATGTAGGAGGGACAGCCCCATATGGAGATGTAGAAACCTACTTGGCGGCTTGTCGTCAAGTATTCGGCCGGATGGTAACTGGTAATGAGGCTGCCCGGTTATTAGAAAAAGGTCGTTTGTATGCCTTGGGTTCCAGATAACCTTAGGTTTCAGCTAACGATTGCTCATTTCGATGAGACATATAAATAAATGTTTTGTGAATATTTATTTATAACTGACCTAAAGTATAGCCTATAAGGAAGACTACCATGCGTGAACGTTCTACTTGGAATCGACAAGAAGTAATGACTAAGGCTGCTGCTCTCAAAGTGGCAGACCCGTATACAATGAACCAAGATCATCCCCAGCCATCTGCGGATGAATACGTAGTAGGTGATCCTTCGGCTTTTGCCGAAGATGTACACTCACCTAATACGTGGGAAGCCGAATACAAGAATGAGCAAACGGATCGAAATGAGATTGGAATGCCAGAAGTGCGTTCTGATACTTTTGATCATACTGAAAAAACTGCAAAAGAGGTCATGCTCAAAAAAGCCGATCTTTGTATTGCAGTTGCTCAGATCATGTTGAAAAAGGCTTCAGTAGAAACTCTTGAAGATCAAGCAGTGGCTTTAATGCATCTTCCAGATCAAGATCTGATTGATACCCATAAGCGTTTAGCGGGTGACGAAGAAGATGATGATGACGATGATGATAAGGGTCAAGCCAAGCAAGCTAGTTTTCAACAAATGGCTCAAGAGGTAGTCCAGAAGATCCAAGCTGGTGATTTTACAGCTGCTCAAGAGCAAGTTAAACAAATGGTTGTGCAAGCTCAACAGCAGCAACAACAAGCTCCAGTTCAAGACCAGCAACAGCAGGGTCAACAGCAAGAACAAACCCAACAGGGTCAGCAACAACAGCAAGCTGAACAACAACAGCAGCAAGAACAGGTTGCTCAACAAGTTCAAAAAATGATTCAAGAGGCGTTGCAGCAACAGCAGCAACAGGGGCAAGGCCAACAGCAACAAGCTCCGGTTCAGCAAGCTCCGGCTCAAGGCCAACAGCAACAGCAGGGTCAACAGCAGCAACAGGGGCAAGGTCAACAGCAACAAGCTCCGGTTCAGCAAGTTCCAGCTCAAGACCAGCAACAGCAGGGTCAACAGCAGCAACAGCAGGGTCAACAGCAACAAGCTCCGGTTCAGCAAGTTCCAGCTCAAGACCAGCAACAGCAGGGTCAACAGCAGCAACAGGGGCAAGGTCAACAGACTGATGAGCAGATTCTGGATCAAATGTTGACTGCTGACGGTGCTGGACTAACTGAAGCGGATATTGAAATGGAACCGGCTCCGATGGATGTTGGAATTGGTGATTTGGGTCCGGAAGATGAGGTTCTTCGTACTTTGTTTGCTCAAGATGAGCAAACAAAAGATCAAGACCAAGATAAAGGTCAAGATAAAGGTCAAGAGCAACAACAGCAACAGGCTTCAGTTCGGACAGCTTCAACTCGTACTGTAGGCACTCGTCCTACGGCTGGAGTTGCGAAGTTGGGTGGTGCTGGTTCAAAGGAACAAGCCAGCATTGATAAGCTGTCACAGTTATGGCAGACAGCTCCCGATGTCCGTGATGCTTTCGGCATCAATAAGTAAGTAAAGTTTTCATCTAGACCTCTCTCCGAGTTCTAGGTGCTTAGATCAGATTAAATGTAAAGCACCCTAGTTCACGGTCGCCCGTGAAGGAGAGAAGTCAATTATGACAGCTTTCAGCATCGGCGGTCAAAGCTCGGGTGATTTTAGGGAAACCTCTGGACGTGTACAACTCCTCCATGTTGTTACCCGCAATAGTGTGGGTATTCTGACAGCGGATGCGTTTACACAGGCCAATCCTCCCGTAGTCACCGATCCTGCGACCGTCTCCACAACGCTAGCTGGTATCACCAAGACAGGAGTTCTTGGTGGATCAATAGCGTTCACACGTCCAGATGGTGGTAACAACCACCATGGTGGACCAATCAAAGTCGGCCAAGCTTATACGGCTGGCTATTTGCCCCTTGGTATCTATATCAATGATTCCTTGGGCAGTGCATTCGAGAATACTCCAGGTGTGGCTTCGGGACGCGGACCATATGTTTGCGGTAGCGGTTCGTGTGTCGGCGTTTCGATTTACGAGACCAAGAACCTTCTTGGTGCTGGTAATCTCAACCCTGGTGATCCTCTCATATACGCAGTTGGTGACAAGCTGTGGGCTTCGGCCAATGGCTATATTACCAAAGAGATAACGGACGCTTATGAATACAACGTTGCGGCACAGAACGCTATTGAGTTCGTGACCCTCATCGGCGTAGTCAAATGCGCTCCGGATTCCACTAGCTCATTACTCGTGCTTGACATGAGAGTCTAAGGAGAAACAGTCATGGGTCAAGTTTCTAATGAAGTCAAGCAACAAGTAATCAGTGAATACATCAAGACGGCTGCCGGTCGTGCAAAACTTGCAGCTTCGATGATTCAACCCCTACGCCTTCGTAGAGACTACTCGGCTGTTGGTCGTAAGACCTTCTTGGTTGAGCAGCTTCCCGATGGCGCTCTGCCGATTTACGACAAGGATCCGGATGTGACGGCGTTTGTGGTGGGTGAAGAGGGTGAAAACATCCTTGCCATCCAGAAGCCACGTCGTGTGATCTTCCCCTTGTTTGAGATCGCTTCCAACCCGGAAATCCCGCTGACCCAGATCAAGGAGCGTCGGTTCGATCTGATCGAACGTGCTCAGGATTTGGCGAAAGCTCAGATTCAGGCAGCGGAAGATGAGAGAGCGTTCGCAATCTTGGATAGCATTGCTATCACTGGTTTCGATACGCTACCAGGGCAAACCAACCCGGATGTTCCGGTGGTTGCCCCAATTTCTCCTGCTGTTCTGGCTGATGCGTTTGCGGAGATTGAGCGACATGACCTTCGTGTTGCTCGTATCTACATGAACGCTGTGGATTATGCTGACATCCGTAAGTTCGGTCGTGACATCCTGGATATTGAGAGTCAAGCGGTTCTCCTAAAGACTGGCCTACAGGCCGTTCTGTGGGGTGCGCAGATTATCACGTCCCGGTTAGTTCCGGTCGGCTTCTGCTATGTAGCGTGTGAGCCCGAACAGTTCGGCAGAATCCCAGTTCGTACTGAGATCACTGTTTTGTCAGCGGACGATCCAAAGGCAAGAACAATTGGTTTCAGCTGTTTTGAAAATTTGGGCTTGGGCGCGTTCAACCCGCGTGGTTTAACTCGCATTGTGGTCACCAGAGTCTAAAGCTAACTAGCTGAAAAGTTTACACTTTTCATAAAACCCCAAGTTGATTATTTCAGCTTGGGGTTTTTCTTTTGGTCATTTTTTCTTTATAATACACTTATTAATAGGTTATAGTCTGTTTG